CTAATGCACGTAGAGCAGTTTGTAATGTTGATGTTGTCCATGCACCTGCAGGGTATACTGCAACTGAAATTTGTCCAGTTGTATCACCTTCTACTTGATACATTTCAATATTTGCTTTTGTCTGGATAGATTTAAACATTGCTTCAACTGATTCACCAGCATCTAGTTCGTTACGAATATCGTTAACATCACCTGATACGTCTTGTTGAATAATTTTAAAGAAATCTAAATCTGCACCATTAAGTATGACTAATTCGTCAGCACTAATGGCTCCAGTAGTACCGCCAGAACCTTGTCCTTTAACGTTACCATTTGTACGGGTAATTTCCGCCATTTTGTTTCTCCTAAGTTTTTAATGCAAGCTCATGTCTTGCTTGTATATATTTATATAAAAACGGGAGATTTTTAGTCTATTAATTTGCCAATTGCAACGCCTGTTGCAAAGCCAGCAGCAGCTTTTGCCCATAACGGAAGTTTTTTATCTTGAGGAATAAGTTTTTTGCTTTTGACTGTGCCCATATACTGTTTGCTTATGTCACTACGAAACTTTCCATCGACACGTTGACTGTTTACCATTCTAGCACTAAGTCCTGAACGCTCACCAGGATTACTACGTCCATAGTCTGCACTTACACGTCTTGCTTGTTTAAGAAAACTACTGTCTATTCCTAGATTCTTTTGTGACTTCATAAGGAATGTCCTATCCATGGCAATATTATCTCTACCTGATGCTATGTCTCTCAAATATCTTTTAAACCCTAATTCATCAAACCTAATACTGCCAGGACTAGTCACACCCTTATACTTTCCAGGGTTGTTAAGTATACTTGCTAGGTTATGTAAATCTGTGCCACCTGGCTTAATACCATTAAAGTTCATAAACTTTAGTGTATCTTTTGCATATTTTTTTGCAAACGCAGGATTTTCAAAACGCATCTGTTGTAACATTAATAGTTGCTCAAAGAAACTTTCTGCTACATCAGTCATATCTCTACCTAGTGCATCTGCACCAGTTCTAATATACCGTGCTTCGGTAATCTCGTCTCTAAGAAAACTATATTTCTTTTGTTTATCGAGAGTATGGCCGCCCGACATTGTAGCCCATTCATTTGCAGTATATTTTTCTGACATTTATTTTATCCTTAGCCTGTCTGCCATTCCACCTACACCAGTTTTTATTGCTTTGAAGTCTACAACATTCTTAGGTGCTACTTTACCTTTATAGATTATATCTTTATCTTTTTTAGGATCATATTTTCTATACTTTGGACCTTGTGGTGCTTGTGCAATTGGCGGAGGCGGAGGAGGCATAGTTCTTACAAAATCTACTGGCTTGGCAATATCTAATGTTCTTGCTATAGTACTACCTTGCGATACACTACCAACTTCACCTTTTGTGCCTGCTTGTGCACCTTGTTGTACGCCTGTTTCACCTTTACTTTTAGGTAAATCCCATTCTTGTCCACCTGCCCAATCACCAGGCTTAGTAGTGCCTGCAGACTTTCCTTTACTACTAGATCCACTAACGCCACCGTCCCAAGGAATATCACCTATATCAGTGCCACCTAAAGCACCACCGTCTTTACCTTTGTCTTTTCCGCCACTTACTCCTCCTACAGTACCAACACTGCTTAATTGTCCTTGTTGTTTACGTTGTTGATCTTTTATAATTCTATCTATTTCTGCTTTATCCCATTCTGTGTCATATTCTTTACCATTTATTTTTATTGTATCTTTATCAAGTTTTTCAATATCTAAACCTTTTATTGGTGGTAAAGTTTTTATCTTACGTGTTTCTAAATCTTTTAATGCTTTACTCTGTGAAAATGAATCAACTTTACCTAAATGATCATTTAGATTTCTATTTAGGTTTTGTAAGTTGTCACCATATTTTGCATCTAACTGTTGTTTAGTCAGTCCATTCTTTATATCAGCTGCAATTTGTTTATTAATTTGTGAACGCTTTTTATATAATTCATCATATTGTTTTACCCAACCTGCACCTGCATCACCAGAACTTCTAATATTATTAAGAGTACTAGATGGTAACTTATTTTGAGCCATAGTACTACCCTGAGTATATTGGTCATATGTTACTTTAGATCCAATATCATTTTTATTTTTGTTTACTAATAACCCATCTTTTGTGTCATAATCTCCAGGTTGTGGTACATATTGTTTTTTTACATTATCTTTTTGTGTACTGCCACCTGTTAACCAGTTCCAGGATTGTGTTATAGCATTGCCAATTGGATTAGTTATTGATTGTGGATTTTTTACATCAGGTTTGATGTCTTTAATGCCTGGACCATAATTTTGTTCAAGACTATCTGCAAACTTGTTTGCTTCACCAGGATTTGAGTTTATCCATTTTTCAATTTTTTTTGAATCAAGATTTTGTGACATTATTGCGCCACCTGCTAAAAGAGGTACTAACCAAGCCAGTGCAAATGGAACTGCTTCATCTAGTCTTTGACGTTCTTTAAACTCTCTAAGCCTCACTACTTGCTCCAACTCTTAATTGCATTGAAGTTGTTCTTACTAAACTCCATACGATCAACTAATTTTACTGCACCGCTTTCTGTGCCAATTGCAACAAACCCTTCTGGGTTCACTACTTTATATCCTGTATCTGTTTTTAACAATGACTTGATACTATCCACTTTGTTTAATTTATTTATAAGCATATTCTTTAGTGCAATTATATCCTTGTAAACTGCAAGAGCACCTGCTATGCCCTCCATGTTATCATTTACAAATTTATTCTGTGCATTAATTTTATCCAAACGTTTCTTTACTGCTGGTGCTTGAGGATCTTGATTCTTAAGTTTGCTAATATCCTTCTGTACGTAATCATTGTACCATTTTGCAAAGTCCTGTGCAAAACTATTTGGATCTGCAATCTGTTGATCACCTCTGCGTATTCTTGCATTTACATATTGCATAAACAATTGTTTGTAATCGTTATTATTCACTGCATCAAAGTTTGCAGACTTCATAGCACTTGCAGTTGCATTAAGTCCACTTAATATTGCTTTGTTCTCTGCAGGTGTTAGACTTGCTTGTCCACTTAAATCTTTATAGGTTGCATCATCAAACCATACACTGCTAGGTTTATTGTAGCCACCGATGTCTACACCAAAACTTGCAGTCATATCTGATATATTATCACCTGTATATGTTGTATGAAATATTATACCCATTTCACTTTGTGCAATTCGCTTGCCTAGTTCACTGTCCTTGGGTACTGCGTATGTAATTGTGTTAGGTTGAAATACAAAACTATCTTTGCCGTCTATTTCTGCTTCCTGTAAATCACCTTTTGTATACATCATGTCGCCTTGCACAACACCTTGTATACCTAGTTTACCAAGTTCTGCTAGTGCTATTTTCATTTTAGCATTTAAGCCTTCTTTAGTAATGTCACTGTCTATGTCTTGATTTGATTTGTACAGTTTAGGTGAAACATTAAATGCACCTTTTTTAGCAACAAAGAACTTACCGTCCTGTGGGTCAATGCCTGTAACAATAGCAGGTGCTCCATCCCATTTTACTGTAACACCTTTGCCAACACTACCGCCTTCTTCTAGCATATCACGTACACTGTTAATATATTGTAGAGCAGATTTGGCACCTGCGGCACCTTGAAGAAATATTAAATCTTCAATGTGTTCTAGATGAGTGTTCTTTCCTCCCTCATCTTCTAAAACTGTTTTAAATTCTTTTAGACGCATTGCTTTCGTTTACTTTTCTAATACCTCGTACAAACTTATTTTTATCCTGATGTTTGATACTGTTTAATAATCTTCTTTCCAAGTCACCCGCGACTGTTTCGTCATAGTGCTTGTGCATTTCGTTAATAAGATTGATGGCGCTCTCTATCACATTAGTTGCTCGACTTTCTAAAACATGTTGCCTATCTTTTTCTACAATCATGCTGTTTAGTTCGTGTAATATACTACGAGTCTGTTTACGCATTTTTATATCCTATCCTATTATGTATTTATCGTATAGTTTGAGTATAGCATACAAGATAAACATGTCAACTAAATATATGCGAGGAGAAGAGAATGTCAACAATAGAGAATTCTGGCTTGCACTTCGCAACCCTAGCGAAAATAGCCTACCTAACAGAAAAAGACAGCAAACCAATTGCTAAAAAACTAGGTTACACAAAAACAAAACTAATAGATCACAAAGGTGCAGAATGTCTGTTTCTTGAGAACAGTAAGACTATTGTACTTGCATTCAGAGGTACAGAGCCAAAAGAGTTCAGCGATATAAAAGCAGACTTAAAAGCATGGAAACGTAAAAGCCAAACAGAAGGCATGGTACATGCAGGATTTTACGATTACTTGGAACGCATCTGGGAAACAGTTGAGAATCATATAAACTATGGTACCCGTGAGAAAAAAGCACTTTATATCTGCGGACACAGTTTAGGTGGAGCAATGGCGGCACTGGCGGCTAGTAGACTTAACGATAGAGTAGTTGCTTGTTATACATATGGACAACCACGTGTTGGAGGCAGTGACTGGTGTGCAAAACAAACTTACGAGCATCACAGATATGTAAACAATAATGATATTGTGCCTCGTGTTCCGTTATGGATTATGGGATTCCGTCATAGAGGTGAACTACACTATATAAACTATTATGGAAATATTCGTAAGATGACACCTTGGCAAATTATCAAAGATGGCTGGCGTGGTCGTATAAAAGCATGGAGTAAACTAGAGTTTTTTGATGGTGCTAGAGACCATAGTATGGATGCTTACGAAAATAAAATAGCCAAAAATTAATAAAATCATTTAGCCTCTTACTAAATAAAGTGTGACAGAAAATGTCACACTAGGCACAAAATAAGAATTTAGGCAAACTAGAGGCACAAATGAAGATACCTAAAGATGCGAAGGCTCAATTAGAACGATTACTCGGCAGATTCATAAGGCATATTCCAAACAAACCCGAATATCATAACAGGCTTATCGAAGAACTAGAGATCATACTCAAACTTCGCTTCGTCGATTACTTCCTAACAATTTGCGATGTACTGACGCTAACCCGTGACATTACACATATGACTCGTGGTTCAGCAGGGTCTAGTCTCGTCTGTTACCTACTTGGTATTACAGACGTGGATCCCATAAGATGGCAAATACCGGTAGCACGTTTCCTAAATCCTTTAAGGGATGACTTACCAGATGTGGACATAGACTTTCCACACTGGCAACAGGCGGCTGTGATGCAAAGAGTATTTGATAAATGGCCAGGAAAAAGTGCTCGTATCAGTAACTACGTAACATACAAAGAAAAGAGTGCAAGGCGTGAAGCCGCACGACGTATGGGTGCATCTGGTAAACTCCCTCGTGGCTTTAAGTATGAAGATTTAGATATAGACAAGGAAGAAGCAATGAGAATCGAACGAAAATTATTAGGCAAGAAGAGAGCAATATCAAAGCACTGTGGAGGAGTTCTTATATTCAAACATAATATGCCAAAAAGCCTAATAAATGGAGACAATCAAATATTATTAGACAAACATGAAGTAGAGGACTTGGAACATCTCAAAATAGATATCCTTGCGAATAGAGGACTCAGTCAACTACTGGAGATAGATTCAGAGACACCATTAGAAGCATACCCAGAAGAAGATTATGAAACAAGTCAGATGCTATGCAATGGTGATGTTATAGGAGTTACACAAGCAGAATCACCTGCTATGAGAAGATTATTTCAAGCAATACAACCAAAAAGTAAAAGTGATTGTGTGTTTGCAACTGCATTGATAAGACCAGTAGCAACTACAGGCAGACAAAAGGCGGCGTTCTTTCAAGACTGGACAGAACAAAGATTAGATGATACTATTGTGTATGAAGATGATGCAATTAAAAAGATATCCAAACTTATAGGTTGTGATATGTATGAAGCAGATATGTATCGCCGTGCATTTGCCAAACGTGATGAAGAACGTGTTATGGAGTTCATGGAACGCATGGGCGACAGTGAGAACAAGGCGGAGATTATACAGGAACTATATGGACTAGGAAACTTTGGACTGTGTAGAGCTCATGCAGTAAACTTGGGTAGATTAATCTGGGCACTTGCATATCAAAAGGCACATAATCCAAAACAGTTTTGGCGGGCTGCACTCAAACATTGTCAAGGCAGTTATAGACGTTGGGTACACAAAACAGAAGCCAAGAACGCAGGATGGGATTTACGTGAACTAGGACTACCAAACGGTATAACAGAGTCACCACAAACACAATATAAACGTTATGGATACTGGACACAACCAGAATTTATGCCAAATATGTTTGTACAGGAAACCTGGGGAGACCGTGTAAACTTTGCAGGACTTGTTGCAAATGGTAGAGTGTTCAAAGGAGAACAAGGAAGGTACGTTACGTTCTTAACACTAGGTATTGCTAACGGTGAATATGTTGATGTTACAGTAAAGAAGCCTTTTGGATATAGAGATCATGATGTTGTAGTAGGCAGTGGCAAAGTACGTTATAGCAATGGTGCCCGTTATATAGACTGCTATGACGCTAAAGGTCATAGGCTGGACAGGTATTTAAACTAAGTTTTAACGCTATCTAATTGTATAAGAGGTATTCTTATTTTTTGTTGTGATATCCATAATATAGTATTGGCAATTTGTTCAGGAGTTACTAGATTTTCTCCAACTCCGCCCACAACTATATAAGAAACTTTTACTCCGGTAATACCGGTTTCATCACTTAATTTAACACTATAAGATTTTAATTGTCTTTTGCTATTTGCGTATACACTGTTATCATCTGTGTTTTCAAGGGTAGTTCCAATATTAAAAATATGTCCTGGAATGTTTTCTTGCATCCACATAGAATGAACAATATCTGTTAGTTGTTTTTGATTATCAAAGTTAATATAGGCACTGTTTACAAATACTGTATAATCTAGTATTGTTTCTCTGAGACGTTGTTGTGTGTCTAAACTAGTAAAGTCCCATCCTGTACTAACACTAGCAGTTGTGACTGAACCTAACTGTTGTAGCCCCCAAGCAATAGTCTTTCGCTCAGGATTTCCTGTACAAAATATTTTCATAATAGTAAACTCCATTCCGGACACAGTTTACAAAAATCAAGATTGCGAATACTGTCTGTACGTCTTACAATATCCCAGAACTTTGTATGAGGTTTTTCTTCTACATCTAACATTGCAAGTAAGTTGGATATTTCAGGATATTTACTGAACTTATCCACAAGTACATTCATAGTGTTCGAACTTATCCAATCCAAACTGTATGTACCTAAACATTTTTGAAAAATTAGTTCAACTGGGTCGCCTAATCTGTTTTCTGCAAAGTTTTCCTTATGCCAGAGGAATAGTTCATCTAGATAGAATAGGTTAAGATATCCCCAGGTACAATTTATTTTGAACATGTGATTTACTGGCATATTATTATAAAACCAATTAATAGTTTCTACTGTGTGTTCCCAACTTGCACCAGTACGTTGATATTCAAATCTATCGCCTATATCATCTATACTAAAATAAAGTTCTATTAGTTTGCATTCACTCCACAATTCCAATACTTCTTGTGTTACACGGTTAGTACCATTTACATTATAAAATACTCTAACATCGCTTAGTCCTTTGCTCTGTTTAATATTATACAATAGTTTAATGTGTGCATCACTGAGAAAAGGATCGCCACCGCCATGAAAGTGAACACTGTTAATATTTTTTAGATATTCTAAATCGTTAATGGTAAGGTATTGATCTTTTCTATATAAAAAATTATCCATGTTAGTATCAGGATAAAGTTTTGCCCAATCGCTTATCCATTTACTACTATTGTTAGGTCCACAAATAGTACATTTAAGATTGCACAAGTTACCCACACTATAGTCTAATGCTTTAGGAGTATCTGTAAGATTTATGTCAGTGTCCTTATGATAGTTTTCGTACAATTCTTTACTACTCATACGTCTACTGACAAGTCCTGCTTTTTCTTCCCGATAACAGTTCTGACATCCTGGAATAAGTTTTCCTTGTGTAATACTATCAATAATGGCAAGATGTTCAGCGCCGTGCCATGCCTCATCAGGTGTAGTATCAGTAACAATATATCCTTTAAAATAACTACAAGGGTTATATCCTATTGTATTTCGTGTACTCCAAAATGCTTGATTTTTAAATATCTCATAACAGAAACCTGGCTTAGACTTTATATCGTTATTCACTCTTTAACCCTGCTAACATGTCTTTGAGTTTACTGCTTTGTACACTTGCAGTAATCTTACCAGTGTCGCCCTCAGGTGCTTCAACAACTCCTGAACTTCCTTTGTTTTTAAGTTGTTCATAGATACTACTACTTTGTTTCTTAAACTGCTGGTACTCTTGATCCTCGCCTAAGTCACGAATACGTAAACTTTCTATATCAAACTCTAAGTCAATCTTTTGCCCAACACCACTACTACTTCTAGTCTTCATAAGTTGTAGTTGATACCTGCCACGTTCTCTCATAGCACGACTTGTAAAGATACCAAACACATTGTCAGCAGTATTAATCTTACTAAGTCCACCACTTATATGACTGTGATCAAACTCTATCTCATCTACTGCACCTCTGTTCAACTGCGAAGCAGTAACAAATACACAGTTTAATTCTTTTGCTAGGTTACGTAATTCTTCACTTACATATTTGTCTTTCACAAACAAATCACTTGGAGATACTTTTGCACTTACTGGCATAAGCAAATCTAAATAGTCAATAAGAAGGAAGTCTACATTCCAACCATTTTTTATCTGTAATTCTTTTAAGTATGCTCTTACATCATTAACATTACTCTGTGCTGGCATGTATTTTATCTGTAGTTTGCCTGCCTTTTTGCCAGCCATCTTTACTTTCATCTCTACTGTTTCTAAATCTTTAAATACTTCCTTAGTAGATACATTTGTTAGCATACTATCTATTCTCATAGCACTAAGACCTTCACTTAGTTCTAGTGTCAAGTATACACCATTCAATCCATTTGTTATCCAGTTCACTGCTAAGTTCTGCATGAACAAACTTTTACCACTACCAGATCCTCCAGCAAATATATTCAGTTCACCTTTGTTCATACCACCAAACAACTTTTTATCCATTGCAGGCCAGCCTGTTGTAATCTGTCCATTGTTATCTTTAAGTGCCATAAGTCTTGCACGAGGATCAGCAAAGTAATCTGTGCCCATGTCCTTTGTAAGACTTATTTGTACTGCATCTTTAATAATCTTTTCTACTGGTTCATATGTGCCTTTTTCTAATAAGTCTGCACTCTTAAGTATTGCACGTTCCAGTTCCTGTCTTTTAGTAAAACCTTCAAACTCTGCTAGAAACCAATCATTATGGCTTTCACTTATATCAGGCACTGGCTTTAGCTCAACACCTGTAACTGCACGAACTTGTTCATAAGTAGGCAAAGCACCATGTTCATCACTATGTTCTTTTATAAACTTTGCAGTATCAGTTAGACTCCTGTCAAAGTTTTGCACATTATAAATGTTCTGTACACGCACAAAATTTTGTGCATCATTCATCATCATTTCTAAAAATAATTTTTGTAAATCTGTTGTATATTCTTTAGCCATTAACACTTCCCACAGTTGAACAGACAATAGTCTGGCTTAGTATCATGTATTGTAGCATAAAAATTACTAAAACGCCTAATACATTCGCTTAATTTATTATCTTTTATTGTCATTTTATTTTTATACCATTCACTTTTATAGTAAAAGTTATAATGTTTAGTATCACAACAAGGGGTATATGTACCATCTGCTGCTATATAATGTTTTGTATTATTTTTACACCTAGGATCTATTTCTAAACTTTCACTATCTATCTTAAATTGTTGCTTTGCTTTATGTTTACTACCAAAAAAATTTTTATGAGGGCGTAAATAATCACTACCATTGTTCCATCTTTCACTAGGCATCAATACAAATTCATCCATTCCTAATTTGTATGCAAGTTCTTTTGTATACTCTATATCATTTATGTTGAATGCAAAAGGAATATATTTCCATATTATTTTGACATTGCTTTTCACACATACTTCAATCCCATCTTTTATACTATTCCAATCACCATTTACTCTATATTTTGTAAAATTTTCTGGTGTCCCATCAATACTAAAATTGATAATATCTTTACTATCAAGTAGACTTACTAATTTTTCCCACCATTGTTTATTTTTTCTACTGCCATTTGTAGTTATTCCTACACTCTCACATTTTTGTTTGGATAATTTAATTAAACTTAAAAAATCTCTATGATATATAGGATCACCTAAGTTGCCACAAACATTAATGTGTCTTACAGGAACATCAATAAAATTAAAAAATTTATTAATGTCTAAATCTTGTATAGAAAAATTATTATTACCAAATTTGTTTATAAAAGTGGTTCGTTCACATCTTGGACAAGCGAGTGTGCATCTACTAGTCGGCTCAATGTGTAGATCTACCATCGCTTTCTCTGTAAATTTATTTTAAGACGCATAGTTTGCTTTGCATCTATAATACTTTTAAGTGTAAACAGTTTTCCATATCTTACAACTGCGTCATTTACATCTTTAACATCACTTTCCCATTCAGGAAAACTAACACTCCAACCAAACTCCAGTGCATCATCAATTAGTTTTTGTCCTGCACGATCTTTATCTGGCACAAGTATAACTTCTCTACCTAGTGTATCTATAATCTGTGCTTGTGTTTCGCTACAACGATTACTCAATATACCTACTCCACCTATACACATTGCATCTAGCAGTCCTTCTGTTACTACTACAAACCTACTGTTAGACAACTGATTATCAATGCCATAAACGAAACCACTATCATGACTAGTAAAATATTTGGGTCTTGATTCATCGTCGATACTCCTTGCACTAAATCCAATTGTTTTTCCTTGCCAAGTAAAAGGAACAATTAGTCTTTTCCACATGCCAGCAGCTTTGCTATTGCTATACATAATTTTACCTAATGGCAAAGCTCTACTTTCAGCATATAATCTTATATGATCTGGTAATTGATTTGTACTATTCTCAGGTAATTCTCTAGGACTAAATTCTACTGTAAACGTTTCGTCATCTTCTAAAACTTCTTCAACTGTATCTTTTATACGTAATGCTTCTATGTTAAGCATCTGTCTGGTGTTCTCATCAACACCTAACCAAGTAAGCAGTTTCCTTAGTTTAAAACTAATATGTCTACCGGGTTGCCAACCTGTCTTAAAATTACAATTGAAACAATGATAACTTATAGCATCACCTGAAGCAATTACTCCGCCTCTGTTACGTTTGTCCATGCTTTCGCCATTGTGATGACAACAAACTGCATTAAAACTAATCCAGCCATTAGTAGTTCTCTTTTGTTTGCCAGGCAAACTATCTATGATCGTTTGTTGAATACTATTCAAAAGTCAACATCTCTGCCGTTTATATTGTAAGTACCGTGTGTAAAACCTGCGTCCATCTTTTCGACTTCAGTCATGTTGTCACTGTCAATCCTGCGATTAGGATCTCGTTTCATTTGTTGTAGGCGGTCTTCTGCACTGTCTTTGCCACACACAGAGCAAACGCCTGTAGCACCACCGCAACTGCCGCTTACACGTCGGCCTCTTAGGAGGCCTATAGCCATGATCGCCGTAATGACTAAAAAGAATACCAAACATAGTGCAAAAACCTCCAAACCCATTACTTCATCTTTTGTATATCTTTATAAGTACACTCGTCTTCAATACTTATCTCACTATCAGTTTCTATCCATAGTTTAGCACCACAACTAAGTGGTTTATCGGGTTTGTAAACCATACGACTTGGTCCGTGTATTTCTACTGCACTACCATATCTAGCCTTGCTACCTTCCTGTACTCTGCAAACAGGAAGTTCTCTGCCATGTTTTTCGTTTTGTTGTATAATATTTCTATTAATGTGTATATACTTCTTCATTGTGTTATTATATGACTTTTTACAAATTCAGTCAACCTTATAGTAAAATATTCATGCCCTGCTTCATTTGGGTGTCCATTTTTTGCTATTAAATCTAATCTATTGTCTTCTGCTATTGCACGTCTTAACATACTGTCCATACTGTTTCCATCAATAAAATAATTTGAATATTGTGTTGCTTTATGATGACCCAGTGCATTAAATTGTATTACTGGAATATTCATTGATTTGCAAATACTGTTAACAATAAATTTTGCATTATCTGTGTACATATCATAGCTTTCCTTATCAGACTTTATAACCCATTCACGGGCAGACTGTGGCCATCCATGATTGTCACCAGCAAAGCCGTTATGAGTCCAAGTATTATTAGTATACCAACTCATTCTAGTTTTTTCTGTCCAACCTATACAAATTATAATTTTATCTTGTGAATCGTATGTATTAAGGAAATATGTTGAAACTTGTTGTGCTATTGCAAAGTTACTGTTTGCTGGTTCTGCTAAATTATCAAACTGATAACCTAAGTTATTAGCAAGTCTGCCTAGCCATACATTGTTATTTCTATAACGTGTGTTAGCATGATGATACTCATTGCCTAACTTAGGATCTACAAGTTCACTGCCATAAGTGAAACTACAACCAAAGCCTACAAGTTTCATTATGGTCTATATAATACTTGACTCAATGTTCCTGAAGTTGTTGTACGTACAAAACGAACTGCACTATATACACCAGTAAAGTTAATGTATGCATTGTCTGTCTGGTCAGTATAGTTTGTTGTAGATATTGTTGTAAAGTCTGCGTTTTGAATACTATTACTTGGATTGATTGAACCTTGTATTTCCAGGCTACCTGTGAACGAACTGCTGAAATAAACTTGAGCAGTGTGTTGTGCAGTATTACGATTAATATATGGATCTATTGCTATTGAGCTTCCTGTATTTCCACCACCAAATGCTTCGATTGTACTTTCTTTGAAAGCAGGATACATTCCTTCAGTAACTTCTAGTGTACCGTTGGCACTATAATTATCATCTGCGTATGCAGGACTTGTTCTACCTTCTGGATTTGTAACTTTTAAACTGTAACTGTAAAACTTTGCATCTAAATTAAGTAAGTCACCTTCTGTAATAGTTGCTTCAAATAATCCTCTACGTGGATCGATTGCAGTAAGGGCACGTTCAACATATGCTACACTATTTTCTTTATCCATAATAATAATGTTTGCAGTATGGTCTGTCATTACGACACGTTTTTGATCACGGTTTTTAAATTCTATTCGTATGTAATTGTCTATGCCTCTATAGACTTTTATATTGGGGGTGTAAAACATGCTCATGAGATTATTGACTCCAGTATCAGTTACAACTGCAGTGTGTAATTGTGTATATAAATATCCAGTAGTAACAGTCATACTGTATTTATAAGAGATAGAATGCCACCATTAGCAGAAGAAATATTTGAACAATATCCATTTTTAAGTTTAGTTACATATGGTGGACAAGAGTACGTAGGTATAATACAAAACCAAGACGATAGTTTTCTAAGTATGTATGACTATAGTAAAATAGATTCTGATCTTAAAACATTATTTTTAGAACTAGGTGATGCTTGGTGGTGGGAATCAAATAGGACTATACCTATAAATTTATTTCTAAAAAAGGATTTTATACCATTTAGTAGATATCTTATTACATTTAATATAAAAGACACAGAAGTTGTGCGTGGTCCTAGTGTTAGCATAGCAGAACTTGCTAAGAAAAGAAGCAAGCGACGTAATATACAATTAGTGAAAAAAGTTAAATAGAACATGGACTTCTTACTATTGCTTCTGATTAAGCATGCCATTGTAGATCTTGGCGTCCAAAGTCAACTACAAAACATTAACAAAAGTTTTTACTTTGGAAATGGACATATCCACTACATGCACCATGGTATAAGCACTTTAGTCATTGCAGGATTATTTTTGCCTGCCATACCTGCAATTTTATGTGCATTTATAGACTATTTTATACATTGGCAAATAGATTATTCTAAACATAAAGCAAATAGTTTCTTGAATGTGCAATCTAGATCTACTACGTGGTGGTATACAAATGTTATAGATCAATGTTTACATTTTACTACATATTACTTTTTAGTAAAATATTCTAATGCATTGTCTTTTTTGATTTTTTGGTAAGTTCATAGCCAGGAAAGTCTTCTTCTACAGTATCTATTACGTGACCTAACATACTTTTTATTTGATCATCTGTAAGTAATCCTTTATATAATACAAGTGCATGTTTAAGAAGCATTGTTGCCATATACATATGATCATCTTCATCTTTTATATTTTTATCTATATGCTTTGTAAGATTTTCTTGTATTTCTTGCATTCTTTCTAAATTATTTTTCATTTTGTTCCTCTAATATATTCATATGAACTACAACTAATTGTGCATAGGCTACTGCGTGTGCTTTCTTAAAACTATAACTATCCTGTCCTGCTTTGTGCCATATAGTTTCTCCTACTTCACGCCATGTTTTTCCTATTAGGTGTCTTTTTGCAGGACGTATAACTGCTAAGAACATTGCCATACGAGGTATACTAGTTATATCCTCAGGCATTCTAGCCATTGTCTCGAAGTGTTTACCAACGTGTATTAGTTGCTCAAAGAAATCTCTATTGTGTAAATTAGACCAATTAGGCTCTCTCATCATTTCCACTAAGTGTATTTCATTTTTTATATGTTGATAAACATTTACATTAAGTAAATCTAATTTGAAGTATCCTAAACTTTCAGCAGTTTTATGATCTACAGTTGCAATTCCATCATGTGCTTGTGGAACTTTATTAAAATAAACACCTGTATTATGCTTATTGCCATTTTCTAACCTTGCTCCTATACCCTTCACATGTTTTAGTAAATGTGTTCTATCAGCAAAGTCTATATCTACATCTGGCATGTCGTATATCATTTTACAATTCCTAGTTTATTATATATTTTATTTGCAAATTCTTTATGTGCATTTGTATTAGGATGTCCATGTCTTTCTTCACTGTCATAAGGTTTATATCCTGAATCAAAAGCATCCTTTACAAAACTATATTGTAACAAATCAAAACTATTCTTGTCATTAAACTCGTAATAAAAATCCTTAAGAGATTCTAAATCTTTATCTATTCTACGTATATCTTGTGCCACATCTGCAGCCCAAAAAATACACAAATCATAACCTAAACTTTTACATAAATGTAAAAGTAAACAGGCCTGGTGCAATGTATTAGTAATTGCACTAGATACATTCAATATCTTTCCCCATTCCTTAATATAATTTTTATAAAAAATTGGAAGAGTAATATTATGGGTTGTCTCTGTAATTGCCTGGAAACTTGCAAACTCTCCATCATCATAGTCAAATTGATACCATTTGTTAATACCATGATTTTCAATCCATATTTCTGTTCTAAACCAAAATGTTAACCCTACACAAACTAGACACTCATTTATTCCGTTGTGTTTTAATTTCAGCAAATCTCGTGTAGTAGTTCTAAATATTCTATCATTACTGCTACCTTTGATTCCTTTATGTAACAAGTCTTTACCTGTTATATCACTTAAATAATCACCGTAATTCTTTCCATTAGATAAACTATAACTGCATCCATTTACATAGATCATAGTCCAGCCTCTTTAAGAATATGTTTAACCCATTCTGTATCTGCAAAGTAATCTACAAATTTACGTTTCCAGAAGTCAGGATCTATATAGGGAAATATCATTTCTATCTGTTCAGGGTTTAATTTATCTAATGCATCCTGTCCAGTTTTACAGTTAAATATTATCCAACTACTAATCCTGCCTGTAGTTATATCTTTTACAAGAATATTACTATTAGTATAACAGAAGTAATGATTGAATACACTTTCTTTTTCTTCAGCCCAGGCTTCCATAGTTTTTATACTACGTTCCAGTGCATCTTGTGTTGCTTCTGTACGTAAATGTTCAAACAAATATTCTTGATAAACTATGTCCTTAGTCCAATAGTCTAGTTTTTTATTACTTTTAATTACATAGTCTATAAACTTTTGTGTATTGATAGCACGTATGTTTACCATATGTCTACCAAACTTTACAAATGCATTGTAATAAGGACTAGTACTAAAGTCTGCATATGTTTTAAACTTTGCACTGCCTTGTGTCAGCTCATAAAAACGTAAGTAAGCCGTCATGCCTAATTTGACCCCGGGCTCATTTTCTTGTTGGGCACGACGCTTAGGTTCACAAAGATGTGCCGCAAGAGTACTCTCTTTACGATATGATTTGCCACAGTATTGGCATGTAAAATCTTTGCTTTCCATTGTACGATTTATTATAGCATCTTTTATTATTTCTGTAAACTGTTGATTCATGCATCACCATACAACTTTGCTATCTCTTTCAAATCCTTGTCAGTATACATTTCTGTCAGCATATCTAGTTCATCACTTTTGGCACATGGATGTAACCTTTCTACTTCTTTACGTCTTTTGCTACTGTTATTCTTATCTTTCTTTTTGTGTCCTACCCACTGATGAAATTGTGTACCCATACCAGGACTTACTGTGCATAATAACTGCCACACTAGTTTAGGATGCTTTGCTAATTCGAAGTATGTACAATTAACACGTTGGTTACCTGCCATAAGATAATATGCTTGTAATTCATTTGAGCCTTTTACAAGACTTACATAACGATTTAGCAAGAATGGTGATAATTGTTTTTGGTGTTCTGGTGTAAGACGATCATAGAAGCCATAGTCTTTTTTATCTATTGCCGCTAGTACTGTGTTTAGTGGTACTTTGTTAGACATAAATGTTCATCCAAAAAGGTTTGCCAATTTTCTTCTGTAATATCATCTACTGACCAATTTCTTAGCTTACCGCCAGCAAATTCCTCAAGGCTATTTTCATATTCATACATAAATATTTTTTCCATAGCTCTAAATTCCCATTTATTGAAAATACTAACGTTTTGCTCGATATAACTTTGTGCATATTTAATTTTATGATCAGGACAAACTGAGTTATGTACAGTATAGTATAATTGTATCAGAGAATACAAATTAAAAATTTCATTATAACTAATGTTTATAGCCCAAGGTTTTGGTGAGAATTCGTCCCAACGATCTGGATTATCGTTTGTTTTAAATTCATCAAAAATACTAACATAAAAACAATCCATTATCCATTGCAGAGAATGCAATTTTAAATCCCATTGTTCACGGTTTTTGAAAGCATGATTAAATGACATTCTAAATTGTTCCTGTAAATTACTATGGGTAATACGAATTATTTGTTTTCCTGGATTTATTTTAGCACAGTGTTCTGATAAGTCGAAAGAAGTCATCCCTGATTCAAACAAAGATCTGATATTTGTATATTTGGAAATAGGATCATACGTGATGTAATCATATGGAAGCTCTGCTTTTAATTTATCAAATGCAGAATTTAATAGAAATGTATCCTTGGGCGTTTTCCATCCATCTACTTTTATGCCAGCTTCTGTATCCAAAAATTCAGTATGTAAAAAGTGGCCTAAAAAATGTCCACTTCCTCCTGCAGTAAAACATACAACATAATTATTCATACTTTATTCCATTATCAATTATTGCATCACTAAATGCTAACATAAACATCCGTGCATCGTCAAGTTTTTCAAACTCTAAAACAATTGTTTTAGTTGGATCTTCTAGAGTTACACTATAATCATTTCTGTCTCTATTCTCCAAATACTTTTTAATCCTTTCCCAGATATTTTCCATACCAGCAAGTTGTTTACGAGTAGTTTGGTAGTTTACATATGCACTCCAGGTAAACTTTCTATAGTCAATTCTTGTTATCTTACCAGGCTCTATCAATGCTAACAATTTCGTTTTGTTTGTTTATATCTTTTGCACAATACACACATTTTGGATTTTCTACTCCAGTCTCAATAGGTATTGCTAGTATCTGTCCTTGTTTTAGTTTTGGAAAAAACCATTTGACATCACTGTAAATGTCTACAATGTTTACAGGCAAATAGTCATGTCTAAAATCTCCGATCGGATTGAATAGGAATGCATCAAATCCTCTATCATTTAAACTACTGAAGTTTAGCATTTCTAAATCGCCAATGTGTCTATCACCAATTAATATTTTCCAATCAACAGGCATACGAATTTTATGCTTGCCTATTTCTAATACAACTGCAGGGCTATTAAAACTTTCTAAAAATATAAGTGGTATAAAAAAATAATCTGGGTCTGCAGGATTACTATTATCTAATATTGCAAATCTTAAATCATCTACCTCATCTGGTATATCATTCATTTCATATGCAGTATTCTCTAATGTTAATATTCTCATATTAATTCCAATCCGATAAATGTGTTAAGGCCGCTTCTGCAACCTTTGATGTGTCTTCCCAAACAGTATGATTTATAAAATTATTAGCCTCTGCTTGCATAGCCATATCAAATAACTGTGGAGATTCATTAGGATAAACTTTTCCTTTTGCCCAAGTCCAATCCATGTTTCTTATTTCTGGCCAATTAGGAAAGAAAAAATAATCAATTCCTTTTCTTTCTAAAAGTTCTATTGCACTACTAAAGTACCAATATGTTTGCATTTCAGCAAGTTCTTCTACAAAAAAATACTTTTCATAAATCTTTTTTATATCTGGACTTAGTCCTAAATCTACTTTACTAAACCCACCTGTGTGGCATAAACTTCCTTCTTCATTCCTATAGGAAAAACGATAAGGACTAGATGCACAAAAGAATATATAATCTGGTTTATAATCTTCTATTGCTTGATCTATTTGTAATCTAATGCCTACATTATTGACGCCGCCATGTGCCAGATTGATATGTTGCCAATTTTTGTTACTAGCAACTATATCAACTATTGATGGACTATGCAAACTTAATTGGTATGCTTCTTGTATATCATTCTGTATCTCTGGATCTAAATTGTCTATAGCAACTGTTTTACTTACAGAAAATTCTGGCCAATCGTCTCCTTTAAGATTATCCCAAGCCTCTCGTGTTGATGTAAAGAAACTATCGCCACAAGAAACAACTGTATTCATATTAATATACCTCTTTTATTTTATCAGCAATGCCATATTTGACTGCTTCTTTTGCACTCAGCCATACATCCTCTGCAGGTAATAATAGTTCTCTAATTTTCTTTTCAGACATTCCTGTACATTTTTTGTAATGTTCTATCATACGTTCAGTGCTTAGTTCAAATTCACGTACTCTTGCAAATAGTTCATGTTCCTTACCACTGCTTCCCCAACTGTATTGGTGTGAAAGGATACTTGTATTAGGAGTTATAATACGTCTACCTTTTGTGCCACTCATAAATGTTAGTACACCACAACTTGCAATTAGTCCTAATCCAACAGTTTTAATTGGAATAGCACTGCCTTTCATAGTATCAATAAGAGCAAAAGCAGCGTGAACACTACCTCCTGGACTGTTAATAATTAGTATAAGTTCTTTGGGTCTTAGTTTTGAAGGCAATAAATTCTTTTCTATAATCCATTGTACTATTGGCTTTGTAGATTCAAATGTAAATCCATCTGCCATATAATAGATGCCGTTTTCCCACATCATACTCCCAGGATCAGGTATTCCTGCTTGGTCTTTTGCCATTATCTTTTACCCTGTCCTCTATAAGCCTTGTATGATCTTCTTTTATGTTTGTTCATTTTACACAGTGAAGGTTTTCTACCAATGCTTGTTTTTGAAAATGTAGGTTCATGCGATGATACTGGTCGAAACATTTTTGCCATATTTTATTCCTTTATATATTCCAATCGGCTTTCTCAACCGTAAATGGATAGTTTGCTTCTTTATAGAAGTTTTTACGTTTTGTTAGATGTCTTTTTGCAAACTTGCAAGTACTGGTTATATCCCAGATTTGTACGAAGTCTTTGTCTTCTGCTTTTCGGATTCCACGTCCAATACTTTGGATAACCCTAACAAAAGACTTACCAGGCTCAATAAGCACAAGATTAAAAATGCGAGGAATGTTAATCCCCACCGCCGCCACCCCGTAGGTTGCAATGATAACCTTTCCTGTAGCAGTTGATACCTCGTCATATTCT